TTTTCGGAATAAATCTGAGAAGTCGTTATCAGAATTTTGACCAACCCACTTTCGCATTCCTTTCCAATTCTTTTCTCTAATCATATTTATTAAAGGTCGAAGTTTCTCTTCATTCAAAGATGATAGTAGACCCGAATCAATTACACCACCAACTCCATAACGTTGCATTTCATTCAGAACACGTCTGAAGTCGGGAAAGAATCTCATAACCAATTCTGCAAGTACTGGTGTTTCTGCCTCAATGTTTTCTTGTACACATATTCGTATACATCTATCCAACATATGTCCTGCAAGGACTGGTCTCTCTGCAGGATTGATTTTGAAATCAATTACAGTTGTTCTTGAGTGCAGTGCAGGGATAATCCTGTTTTTGTAATTACAAGTAAATATGAATCTACAATTAGAAGAGAACTCTTCTATGAATCCTCTCAATGCAGGTTGAACACTTTCAGCACTTATGTAATCTGCTTCATCGAGAATGACCACTTTTGGGCCACCTTGAAGTGATACAGTCGATGCAAAGTTTTTGATTTTTGTTCGAAGTGTATCAATCAATCGTCCTTCATCAGAACCATTGATGATGATATAGTCTGCACCCAGTTCATTACACAATGCTCTTGCGATTGTAGTTTTACCACAACCTGCAGAACCACTTAATAGTAAATTAGGGATTTCTCCCTTGGTCACAAACTCTTTAAATTGGTTTTTGAATTGTTGAGGAAGTATTGTATCCTCAATTGTTTGGGGTCGATATTTCTCGACAAATAAAAATTCTTCAGTCATTGTCACATCCATTCATAATATATAAAAAAGTCAAACTACCCCACCTTAGTTTGTGTGTGCATCACCAGTGTAGAATGATGAGACGGATGCACTCCCATGGTAATGTTGAGATAAACAACTACCATTTCATATTTATTTATACTACGAACCGTACTTTGAGTCGGGTTCTAGTGCAATAAAATACTCTAAATCGATATCTGAGTTCACAAAATGTGAGATACCTTTAGATGATACTGAGACATTATAGTTCCCAGTAAGAATTTTAAGATTCTCAATCTTAAAGTTCATTGAAAAAGTAGTTCCATCCCCTTCACCCACTACTCGTGAGAAGGTGTTAGAAGTTGGATTCTTCTTATCACATACAGTTAGACTAATGGACGTACCATCAGAACCTAACACTAGGTCATTCACTCCTAGGACACTTGATGCTTTCTGCAGGTCGTTCAACAAGGTTGAGGTCACTGCGAATTCAATCTCTGCATCAGGCATTGTTATCATTTTATCGGGTGCAACAACCATTCCTTCAGATGCATAAAAATATGCAAGTTTAGAATTATTATCTGCAATCGACAACGAAGATTCACCAAAATTGAAATCGGGGTCTTCCATTAAGGAAGTTGCACCCAAGAATTCAGGCAAATTGTATATAGAAAAATTAGTTGGGAACGATTCACTTACAGTTGCTACTGCAAGAATATTTTTCATATTGGAAATCGTCTCTAACTTATTTCCTTGTTTAACTCGGATTCCCGAATTAATAGTTGAGAAGTTCTTTAGAACATCTTTTGTATTATCACTTATTTTCATCATTTAGTTTCTCCATATCATGAATATATAATTGTATGATAGCATAGTGTAGAACCTTTAGAAGGTCTGCCCTATTTTTACCACCCTTTTTACCATATCGTTGTGCATATTTCAACACGTTCCCAATACAGAATCCTTCACCATGACCAGCGTCAATGATAAATTCAGTTGCTTGATACTGGTTCAAACTATAATGTTGGTCATAGGTTGAGTCAATATACGAGTGGAGCTCCTTAATCAGAGCTCCTTCGTTATACTTGTATTCAGTCTCAGTCATACTATCCATTATACTCCTCAGACTCTGATTCGTCAATAGGGTTTTCAGAAACTACTTCTTCATCAAGGTCAACTCCATCGTCAATCTTAGTGTAGAGGTCAAGAATCGAAACTCTTGTTTCTTCATCAAACCTTGAAATGCACATTTCAATGGACTTCATTTTGTCATTGAACATTCTGAAAGCATTCACAATGTGAACCAACCTTCTAGTAGTGACAACATCGTCAATCGCACCTTCATAGTAGGATTTTCTGATAATGTCTGCCCAGTCAACAAGTTTCTCGACAAAGTCTTCATCGACTTCACCAGTCAATTCCATTTCTTTTGCAAGGATTGACTTCTCAGTTTTCACTGGTGGATATTCTTGTTGCATTGTAATCGCAAATCTCTCAAGCATCGCCTCGTTCATGATTTGAGTTCCTATGAACTTTCCATCATCCGAACCTTGACCCTTAGTATTTGCAGTTGCAAGAATCGTGAAACCTTTTGCAGGTGAAACCCACTCACCAGTTTTCTTGATAAGGTATCCTTTACCTTCAAGAACTGATTGTAAACACATCAACTTGTTAGAACCCAAATCAACTTCATCAAGAAGAAGGACAGCGCCTTTTCTCATTGCTTTGATAACTGGGCCTTCTCTAAACATGATGTCGCCACCCTGTAAAGTATGTCCACCCATCAAATCATCTTCATCAGTTTCGATGGTGATGTTGACTCTGAAAAGTTCTCTCTTCAATTGAGCACAAGTTTGTTCAATCATCAATGTTTTACCATTACCACTCAGACCAGTGACGAACACTGGAAAGAATAATTTGGATTTGATGATGTTTTTAACATCCTTGAAATGTCCAAAAGGAACATAGTTCGACATTCTTTCGGGAATGATTTTCACATTATCCAAAAGGTTTACCGAAGCAGTTTTAGCTGCGACTGGCATTTGAACTGGATTGTTCACTGCAGGAACTGGTGCAGGTTTAACACTAGGTGCAATAATCGGAGTCACATTTTGTGGTTCATAACCACCATTGTATCCACTGATTGCAGCTTCAAGGTTAAAGGTATTTGCACCAACTTTGAAATCATACCTAGATGATTTAACCCAGTAAGGCATTCCACCAATCGAATCAAAGTCTTCTTTAGTGAAGACCGTCTGATTCGGAAAAGTGGACGTTAACCCAGCAAGGAATTCCTTCCTATCGGGTGTAAAATTGAAGTCCTTGTCACAAATGACAATGGACTCACTTCTATTATAACTTCTATCAGTCATTACGCTGCCTCCAACATTCCAAGAGGAACCGAATATCTTCCATTCGGAAGTTCGACAGTCGCCCTTTTGATTTTCACTTTGATAACAGTACCAAGTGTTTTCTTGGTTTTCTGTACCACATAGACCTTGTCACCAGCACTAATGGTAGATTTACCAAGTGCAGTCTTACAAGACCCAATATACGCTGACAATTCATTCAAAGTTGCCAGTGACGAGATTTTAGAAATCTCGGTTTTTAGTTTTGCATTAATCATATTATCTCCTATGTCTTTGCAGTTATTAATTTGTTTTCCCATCCTTTATATTATACGAAAAAAGCGTAGTCATTGTCAAGCTTATTTCACAGGTTGTAGTAAAATTTTGGTGGATTCAATAATAGGTTTGGGATAATTACCCTTCCTATTCTGAAACTTATGTCTTCCATAAACGTCTTCACCTTCATTAGTCCAAACTCTAAATGCCTTACATTCAATTGCTTGGGCGGCACATATCTCTCGATTACTACACTCAAACTTTTCGCATGGTGACGGCCCAACATCCGTGATTGCATCAGCAAATGCACTGTAATTTGGGTCATTATTAACGTAGTATGCTTCGTCTACTCTCAATGGGTCTCTTGTCCTCATTATGCTATCTCCTTTATAAATTCATTAGTCAAGAACCTTGAAGTGGTTTTTGAACTTTGGTTTTTCTTAAATGCACCCAAGAGTTTTCTCTTAGTCGCACCTATCAATTCATCATCTAACTCTGAATCACCTGCAACACTTAGTGCATTAGATGAAGTTAGAAACAACTTGTTATATCCTTTGACCGTGAATGCAACACCCTCTTTTCTGATTTGTCTCCAAACCACATCGACATCCATTGAAGGAAGGTTTCTGTAAAGATTCCAAAGGTCTTGTTTTTTATTCAATACAAAGTACCCAGTGACAATACAACCAGTCTCTGCAGAAATCCATTCTAGGATGTTCTGAGTTTGGTCAAATGAATTGTCACCATGGATAGATGAATCACTGTAAATGTATGATTTGTTATGGAATGGGTCGATTAAGTATCTTTTAGTGTTAGTTCTCCATCCATAATCAGAATTATCTTGTTGTTCTCTTGATTCCTTATATTCATCATCAGAAGTCGAAAACAGTCTAGACCTATGTGAGAATCCATCAGTGATTACAGTCAAGATTGATTTCTCGATACCGTACTCTGAGTTGAATTCAGGCACTAGGACTCTCATTGCACTTAAACAATGGTCAAGAGGTGTACCACCTAGTCTATATCCATTTGGTTCTCTCATATTTGAAATGTCATAGTAAGAACAAGTATAAGGGTCAATAAAATCATATCCTTCAAACCAGTCGTTATGTTTTTGAACTTCTTTTTCAAAACTTCTATAACCACGACCTTCGAAGTTGTGACAATTCCAAAGATGAGCAACACACTGGTGTGCTTTATTAAAATCTTTAGAAGACTGTTTATCTGAAAACAGTTCAATCAATCTAGTTTCTCTATCTGAATCATATCTATCAAACTCATTGATTCCTTCACCATTGTATGAATCAGTGAACAAGTAAACTCTATGAGGTATTTGAACCTTCCTGCAGAAGTCAACTAAGACCATTGCTTGTTCTAGAAGGTCAGCACATTCAGCGTGAATAGAACCACTCCAATCAAGCATAACCTGTAGTCCGTGGTTTTTGCCATCGGGAAGGTATGTCACTTTTTTGAAGATATCATCAACAATCTGATATTTTGCAAGTCTATTCATATCCAACTTTCCAGTTTTACCTTGGAATGCTTTTGCACTTCTCATTGCAGTTTGTCTCATTTCGAATTCTTTCGCCATGTGAGAAACAACCTTCTTGTTTTTATCTTTAAGTTTTCTAGAAGATATCTGAGCTTTCTTTTCCCATTTTGGAAGGTCTTCTGCCATATAGAATGCTTCTTTACTTGAACCGAAGAAACTTTCAAAGTTTTCGATAACCTTTTTATATGGAAGAACCATACCTTTAAAGTTATTCGTATTTTTAAATTTGTCTTTTAACAGAATCGTTGTACTGATTGTGTTATCTTCTGAAATGAATTGTTCTTCGTTGTTATGTGCATGGTGTTCGGTAATAGATTCCCTTGCACCGTCTTCATCATCATAAGACCCACCTTCACCACCGTCTCTTCCAGTAGTTTTTCTTCCAGTAGACTCTTCTGATTTCTCACCATCTTCTTCACTTGAGTTGGTTGAGTCTTCCGTTGCTTCATCTTCATCTTCTGCAGAATCTCCAGCACCACTAGTGACGTTATCGGGAAGTGAATCTCCATCATCATCATCATCTTCGCCGTCTTCACCACTACCACTACCATCTTCATCGTTGTCTTCATCATCTTCGATTCCACCATCATCAGAATCCATTTCTTCACCATCTTCATCTTCCATGTCAGGCATATCTAAAGTCTGAGGAAGGACGGATTTATCCAATTCATCCCTAGTCTCATTTTCTTTAGACCATTCGTAAATCGCAGTCGCACATTCTTCAACGTCTTCCCAAGTGGTACAGTCTTCTGCCATCTGCAAGAAATCTGCTTCTACTGGGGATAGTTGAATGTTGACCCTTGAACCAACTTTAGTAATCAAGTTGATTTTATCAATAAGTGATAGACCGTTAACGTCTTTAGATTTAATTCCAAAGAAGTCCAGTCCCATTAATTCGTTATATGCCTTGAAGAATGACTTCCTAAGGCCAGGATATTTGTTTTTGATTGCTTTCTCAATCCTTACGTCTTCAACAACGTTAAGGTATCCTTTAAGTGTTCTATTTTTAGTCAATGCACTATGAACACCTTCATATGGTGTATTCAATGCATGACCTACTTCGTGACCCATAAACAGGTCATATAATTCTGAGGATAAATCTTCCTTAAATATAGGACAACAAAGAATCCTATTCTTCATATCGAAATATGCAGTAGGAACTTTCTTATGTACTATGGTAAGATTCTCGGTTGCCATTAACTTGGCGAGTTGGTCTTTTTGAGTCTTTTTATTTGTCATGGTTATAGGCTAACAAAAAAGCGTATGCATTGTCAAGCATCACCTTTTTAATGTTATGAATTTTCTCCTTGTTTTTGAAAATAGTTTGGATGGTTTGGAATAGATTATCTCTTCCTTAGTCCCTGTTTTGATATATCCAATATTCTGTTTTTTCTCATTGAATATGTAAGTGTGGTTTGGAACGTTGACTCCACAATCGCTCCAATCAGTTATTTCTTTAAGATAAGTATTCATTAACAACCTATCCAGTCAAATTCAACTAGGGGTCTAGCATAATCAGCTACATCATAGTGGTCAAGATAACTGGGAGTTTCCTCACACGCTTTATCCATTATCATTTGTTCTACTGTTTCCATTTTGATTGTGTCGCCAAGGTTGACTTCACATTTAATTGTCTCATTGACACTATCTGCTATCTCTTGAGCAAGTCCTTCGTAAGTCATTCTACTCATGAGTTATACCCATAAACCATTTGACTAATCAAGACCGTTTTCGCATAATCTATGATGTCTGCACCGTGGACTTTATCACCAGTGAATTTTGACACCAGTGTTAGGTTTGTTGAATTCAATGCAGATACTACATCCACATCTGACATAGAACACACATCAGTAGTGACGTTGTCTATTATCGTATCGTTTGAAAAGTGACTCATTTTTTACTCCTTTTTCCCATTTCTATATACATTATACCAAAAAAGTGAGGGCATAGTCAAGCACTCATTTAGGAGTTTTTAGGGGTTTTGGCGTTCCCAGTAGGAGTCGAACCTACAACCTACGGCTTAGAAGGCCGTTGCTCTATCCGATTGAGCTATGGGAACTTAGTGAGGTTGTCTTATGGTGACGTTATCTAGGTCTAGATTTTGGGTTCTTTCATCACTGAGTATCTTATCGGGGTCTTCAGTGAACCACATTGAAATCGTGTGTCGTGAGCATCTTCTGACTGGTTCTACACCATGAAGATGATAAAGTCCTTGGAACAGGATTCCTTCACACGCTGTGGGTTTGTGGATATAATCTTGGTCGGGAAAATAGGTTCTTCCGTCTCCAAAATTATCGTTTAAAGTGAGTATGAGTGTCCATTCTCGATGAGGTTTATATGAATCCTTAAAGTCCTCATCGGCCTTTATTTCCATAGTAGAGTAAGTGTCTAAGTGTGGTTTTTGAACCCCCCCAATCTCCCATTCATTGAGTGCTGTCATTTCGGGGTAAACTTTTTGGTCTGTACAACGGAATATTTCAGAAACACAATCATAGGATATACGATTGAACACGTCTCGAATCCACTGAGTGTGGATGTGTATATAATCTATTGCACGGTAATCCGTACCATCACCAATACTACGCTTGTGCTTGTGAGTCCGATGGTAAAATATCAGTTCCATCGCTTCCTTTTGACTCACTAGGTTGGGAATCTTTATCAGATTGAACGGATTGGATATACTTTGCAAGGGCTTGTCGTTTTTCATACTCTAGTCTTTTCGCTTTTTCTTTTGGACGTGACTTTATTGCACGTTCTAGTTTCATTCTTGATGCACGTTGTAAGAACACTATTCCATTTAAATGGTCTATTTCATGTTGTACACATCTTGCACCTAAACCCTCAAGTGTAATAACGTGTTCTTCACCAGTTGCATCGAAGTATTTCATTTCTACTACTTTACTTCTCTTTATCATAAGGTATATATCGGGAAACGATAAACACCCTTCTTTAAGTAGGTCTGTTTCTTGGGATACTCTAGTAAGTTCGGGATTGAAAAATGCTTGAATACCATCTTGGGTTCTCATTACAAACATTCTGACATCTACTCCAACTTGATTTGCAGATAGTCCAAGACCACCAAACCTATTCATCGCTTCTGAGAGTTTCTTCTCTACTTCTTTTGGGTCGTGGGTTGGATTTTTAAAGTCAAATTCTAAAGGTGGTACTCTTAATACCTTTGCGGCTTCTTCTACTAATTTATACATAATTTATTTTATTTTTATTCCACTTGATGTCATATATAATGCTATACCTGCCCAACCACCCGATGCACGAGTTCGTAAAGTTATAGGCATTTGATAACTATTCTTTCCATATTTCCAATAACAAGTCATTGATTGTGTTCCTGCAGTTCTTTGAATGGACACTGATTTTAATTGTTTAGGTGTTGCATAACAAACAGCTTTCATTTCTTCATTACTGGAAACATCAGAAATTGATGAACTACTTTCTGAACCAACTAACAGTTTATAAGGACAAGCTGTTCCTTTTGCATTGGGGAACGTATAGAATCCTATAATGTTTAATAAGTGTGCAAGGTTTGTTGGTGACTTGAGATATTTTGCATAATCATCTAAAAGTTTGTTTCTAAACGGATAGTACATTCCGTCTTGATAAAAATTCAACCCTTCTGCATTCATTTCCTTTGCGATTGTTTCAAACTTTGTTTTTGACCCACTTTCGGTGAACTTATCGCCTCTAGGATTATTCATTTTTAATGCTTTCGCAGATTTTGGGTATTTACTACTCTTAATTAAACCACTTGCGTGTTTCCATGCTGAAGCAATCATTGCTTTAATTTTATTTACAGGTGCTTGGTTTTTATGTTTGTGATATTGTGCAACTATACTTGCATTCATTTTAGGTGTCACATCTGCACCTGCAGAAATCTTGTTTGAGTATCCTAGGAAAGTGCCGTCTTCAAACTCAACCATAGTGTCGGAAGGATTTTTTTTCTCAACTCCGCCTGGTTTTGCTTGTGGACACCAATAGACGTTTTTAACTTTTGCGCCGCCCAAATCATTTTTAACTGCGATTGCATTCTTCTGACCTATTTTTATATCCCTTTGTGCAGTTTCGTCTTTATCTAATAGTTCAACAATATCTTCAAATGTGACTGCTGAACCGTCTCCTTTTAATACACCTGTATTTCCACTTCTTCCTGCAACTTCTTTTTCCCAGTCTATTGTGTCTTGGTTCATTTCTGACCCATGAATATAAAAGTACATTGTTAACACTTCATTTACATCAGAAGATGCAGTTGCACTTTTACGAGATTTTGTTCCTTCATGATTGTCAACATTACTCTTTGTTGAACGGATATATGAATGAGTATCGTTTCCGTCTAATTCAATCTGAAAAGTAAATTTTCCCTTTCCTAGTGTGTATATTTCATCACCCTTTGGTGAATCTGTACACCTGTATCTTAATTTTCCTGGCCCAACCAATGTGTTGATAACACTATCGTCAACCTTTAAAGTGTAATAAGGGTTGTATACTCCTCTTTGTTGATAATTTGGAGATACAGTCATTTCACTCACATACTCTAATGAGGGTTTTTGTATTAGGTTGTCTTTGTGTTCTAAGAAGGATTTCATATATACTATTTATCCTATTCAGAAAGTCGTGAGAAGTTTTTGTGTTTTTCGAATCGTAATACATTGTTGAATTTGTCATAAAGTGCTTCTCCTTTATGGCTTATAATAAATGCATTAGTCCTTTCCGTCAAGGTGTTTAATAATTTTAAAAAGTCGTCTGTTCCTGCAACGTCCAGTGAAGAATCGAACACTTCATCCAGTATCAGTAGGTTAGTGTTAACTGAGTTTTTCATTCTTGCGATTGCTCTCCATGTAAATAATAGTGATAAATCAATTCTCATTTTCTCACCCTGCGAGAAGTTATCATACTTAAATACGTCTCTGAATCTTGACTTGATTGTTTCTTCAAATGATTCATTCAATTCAAATCCAACATAGAATTCCAGTTGTGCAAGATATTTGTTAATCATATTGTTCATGACTGGAACGTATTGTTTAATAATCTTTTGTTTTACACCTTGGTCTCTTAGAAGGGTTGTTGCAATATCAAAGTAGTGACCTTGTTCTGTTAAAGATTCACTTTTAGAAAGTAAGATGTCCAACTTTTCTTCGTTGTCCATTTGTTTATCTTTTGCATCAGAATTTGTGACACCCTCTTTTTCTAGGTCATTAATTTCTTTTTGAATCCTTTGAATGAACTTCATGTTGGATGCAACTTCTGATTGAAGAACGGCTATTTGGTTTTGGTGACTTTCGATGGCAGTGGAGACCTCATGGATTCTGGCAATGCGTTCCTCAGACCTTCCGATTGTTGTATGTAATTGTTTGAGTCCAAGAACCAACTCATTCTTTTTCTCCGACTTCTCTGCAACGTGAGTCTTTTTGTGTTCTTCATCTATACCCTGCTTGCAAGTAGGGCAGTTATCGTGATTTTCATAAAATTCGATTTCCTCTAAAATGGTTTTTCTTCGGTTCTCTAACTGTTTATATAAATCTGTTGCTTCTTTGATTCTTTCTTCTACCGTACCTTGGTCTGTAATGGTAGATTGCCTTCTTTCTATGTCCTTACGTTTCTCTTCTACTTTAGAAAGTATATCATCGATGTTTGTTTGGGTTTCATCTATCGACCCTTCAAACTTTACTATTTTTTGTTCACGATTTTCTTGGAGTGCAATCAACTGGTTTGATAACCCTTGGATTCTCTCTTCCATTATATTTATCTCGTGTTTAGTGTCACGGACTTGTTCTGCATGAGTAGACAATCTTTGTCTGAGTATATCCTGCATAGTAGAAAAGATACTGATATCTAATAGGTCTTCCACAAGTTTACGTCTCTCCACAGCTTTCAATTGCATGAATGGAGTAAAGTTTGCAGAACCTAGAATTGCAACCTGCGTAAACGAACGGTAGTTCATCTTAAGAATATGTTTCTCTAACTGTTCTTGATAATCTTTTACTGTTGCATTTTGATTGAGTAAATCCCCATCAAGATAGATTTCAAATAGGTTTGGTTTTGCACCACGGATTACTTTATATTCCTTTTTCCCAACAGAAAATTCTACTTCTACTAATAATGCTTTTTCATTGACACTATTAATAAGTAAATCTTTCTTTAGATTCCTAAATCCACGTCCATACAATCCGAAACATAATGCATCGAGTAGTGTGGATTTACCTGCACCATTCTCACCTAAGATAAGAGTGGTTTGATGGGTGTTCAATTCTATTTCAGTAAAATTGTTTCCCGATGAGAGTAAGTTTTTCCAACGTATTTTTTCAAAATTTATCATAAAAAAGAATGTTCTTCTAATGCCTCGTGGTATAGTGAAGTCATTAAATCGTCTAAGGGTTTTTTCTTACCCTGTATTTCCAGTCCATTGACGTATTTGGATAGGATAGTGAGTGTGTCTTCTATGTCTTCAATATCATCATCGTCAAAGAAGTCCATATGTTTATTATCATCTACTACTTGTAAGTGTAGTGGGTTTTGTGCGTGTATCTTGTCTAGATAAGAATCAAACCAATACGGATTTTCCTTATTAATAACAATGACTTTTACAAATTTACCTGCAATCTCTGAGTAATCAGCTTCTTGGATTTTTTCAAAAGAAGACTCTGTATCATCATAGAATGCTTTATGGAACATGGTAATTGGATTGTGTACTGGTGTTAATTCTCTTGTCTCTGTATCAAAGATATGAAAATATTTGTTATCTCCAAAATCCCCCCAAGTAAATTCCATTTGACTTCCTAGGTATCTGATGTTTCCTAGTTCTGATTTATGGTGGAAATGACCACTTAACACTTGTTCGAATCGTTTTACATAAGTGTAATCTAATCCATGAGGACAATTGAATCCAGGCATCATCATTGCACCTTCAAATTCAAAATGACCCCAACATTGAGTCGCTTTAGAGTTTAGTATAAAGTCAACTGAGTCTGCATAATTTTCGGGGTTAATCCAAGGCACCAGTGTAATTTCACAACCGTCATACTCTTTAGTACAAGGTTCTCCAATCACGTTAATATTGTTATCACCAAATAAAAGAAGTTCGGGTGAGTTAACGTCATTGGTGTTCTTATAATAAGTATCGTGATTTCCGAGGATTAAATCCATGTGGATTCCTCTCTTAATCATGGGTTCAATAAAGTGTTGTTTATTTGCTTTTAGAGATGCAAAGTTTACAAACTTACGTCTATCAAAATAATCGCCCAAGTGAACTATCTGTTTGATGTTATGTTCATCAAGATAGGGGAAAAATACTTCATCATAGAATCGACCTTGGTAGTTTGACATTTCTACCATATCGGCACGGACTCCACAATGTGTGTCGTTTAGGATTGCAATCTTCAAAATTAAGTTTCTTTTGTTTTAGAAGTCATTTGCGCTTCTAAAGTTCCAGTTTTTTTCTTGGTTGTTTTGGTCTTTTTCTTAGTCTTACGAGGTTCGTAGTTGACGTGGTTCATGTTCTCTTTTAACCATTCCACATTAGTGTTAGTTAATGCAGGGTCATACTGACCATCAATAGTTTGGAATGATTCTATAGAAACATCCGATTCCATGATTGATTTTTGTTTGATGAAAACTTGTTTCTTCTCTTTTTGAATTCTACGAAGAAAAGCATAATAACATATTTGGGTCACATATGCGAATGCATTTGATGATTTCTCTATGTTAAAGTTTCCGAGGTATTGTATGCAGTTTTCGATTGCATCACATATCATTTCATCTCTATAAGTGTAGTTGATGAAGTTAGGTCTTGTAGATAATCGAGTCGCAATTTTATATACGCACTCTCCTATGTACTCTGACATTCTAGGTGGAGTTTTGTCTGCTTCTTTTGCTTTGTTTATTTCAGCAACATACTCAGCAACTGCAGCCGTAAAGTCCTTGTTATTAACGTAATGTTCAGGTTTCTTCTTTTCTGTTTTCATGTACCTATTATACAATGGAGTATGTAGTTATGTAAGGGGTTTTTCAATAAAAATTAATTTTAAATTATTTCTAAAAACCACTAGACAGGCCAGAAAAGTATGATAAAATTAATATGTACCCACAGGGATATATACTAATAAGGCATATACACCGATTGAACAACCAAATCTATATCTCTTCCTCTACTTATTCTATCTATCTGACCCGACAAGAGAAGACCCAACGATATAATTAAAGTTGTACCTATTATATAGTGTTGTAATTTCATGAGATAAAATAGTGAATGGTCGTCATTGCAACTCCCATAAATCCTAAGACTAAAATCTGAACGATAGTTGCCCAAGCAACTTGTCTCATAGGATGCATCTCTATTAGACGTTCTATGATTGAGTCGTTTGGGGCTAGGTTTACTATCTGTAATACCTTTTCTTTTGACACTTAATATCCTTTGTAAGACATAAACATCACTAAAAATGGTAAAGCGAACGGAAGAGTCAACAGCACTAGAAATTCGATACCGTCAACCATCTTTCTTTTAGTCGGACGACTTTGATGATTGACTTCTCTAGCTTTTCGCACCATGCTCTTCGCAACTAAAATTGCTGTGGTCATGGTTTTTCCTAAAATAAGTTTAATTTATATTATGTCATTCATCAGTCTGATGATTAACACGCATTTATTTAGACAAGATAAAAGTCTAATGAATTACTTTTTTTTCTTCGGGTGGTATACGGAAGAATTCTTCTTCTTCCATTGATTCGATTTCCATCAATTCTTCATCAGACATATTTTCCATAATGTCGCTAATGTTTTCTCGAAGGAATTCTTTTGGTGAGGGTATTCTATTAGTTAAGGGGATATTTCCATCCTCTACCATACTCAACCACTTTGCAGAAGCTTCGTCATAGAACGGAATGAACTGGTCATTCATAGAACTGGTGTGCATAATGCTTTCCAATCCAATAGTAAGGATAGGGTCTAGTGAGAGTGGTGCATAAGGAATGAATGTTGCAAGGGTGTTTGTTGTACTTACCTTTGTTAACTGACATATCATAGGTAGGGTAATCTCAACAGTGTCACTAGTGTATGACACCATTCCACAAAGTTCTTGTCCTGTTTTAAGTTTAATTACTTCGTATTTCATTTTAGTTCGAACTGCTTAATTTCATATGAAAAACCTTCCTCGTTGTATATATTTATACGGTCTTTACAGTGGTTAAGAGTATAATTCTTACCCCCTATGTCATCAGCAATATCGAACAGTCGCATACTGTCTTTATCTTTCCCCTTTCTAAGTCCTCTACCAATAGACTGTAGATTCCTTATTCTAGATTTAGATGGGGATGCAAAAATAATGTTATCAATCTTTTTGATGTTAACACCAGTTGAAAATGTTCCGTAGGATGCAAGTATTACATTGTCATTACTCTTCTCTACGATTTCTCTTACGTCCTCTCTGTCGGTCACATCAGTACCACCAAAGACGTAGTGTAGTTTGTCTCCTAGTCTCTTGAACATTTTACCATGCAATACTTCACCATGTTTCTCAACATACTGGAATAATACAAGTGTGTTTCCTTTTAGACTATAAACTAGATTACAAATAAATTCGTTCCTACTATCACAACTTACGAGGTAATCCATTTCCTCTTGGTAGGTCGGTAGTTTAATCTTCTTATGTTTTAGTATAAGAATGTCAATGTCTAGGTTCGCAATTGTTCCGTCTTCCATTAAGTCTGCAGTCGTAGTGACTTTCTTAACAGGGCCGAATAATCCTTCTAACTGTAATCTATGAACCTCTGTTCCATCCAGTGTACCAGTTGTTCCAAAACGTAATGCAGTGTTCTTCATTTTTTCAAGAATACCTTTCAATACGTTTGCTTTAAATAAATGTGCTTCATCTCCGACAACCATGTCGAATGACTCTAATGTTTTCTTAGGTGCTTTTGCAAATGACTGCCATGTTGTAATTGTAATGGGTGCATCGAATACTGGTTGACCATGGTAGATTTTACAGATAGGTTCTTTGTATCCATAGTCCACAAAATCTTTACTCATCTGTTCTACCAGTGAAGTTGTTGGGACGATGATTACAGTTTTCTTGTTGTAGTATCTTGCGAGTAGGTATATGATTAATGATTTACCACTTGCAGTTGGTGAGAGTAATAGTTGTCTCCCATATTGAATCGCAGTATTAAATGCATCTATCTGATATTCTCTAGGTTCAAAAGGAAGTTTTAAGTCTGCCAACCATGATTGACTACACTTCTCTCTTTGTTTAGTTCCAAGAATATCTTCGACACCCTCAAATTCATAACCCCTCTCCCTGCAGAACTCGTCAACATATGGAAGTAATCCAATATAGATTTTATGTGTTTTAATAGAGAATAGGTATACCTTACCGTCCCACATACGGTTGCGAAAACTCGGCATAAATTTTGCGTTGGGTACTTTAAAGGAAAAAAACTCAAACAGTTCTTTTGCAAGTCCATCATCACAATCGACCTTAAGAAATACTTCGTTTACCTTTGAGACTCTTACGGTATCAGACATAAGGTTTTCCAGTGAACCAACATACCAGTGATTTTCTTGTTCCTTTCAATACTGGTGTGACTTGATGATATAGGAACGATGGGAACACCACTACACTACCAATAGTCTTTGCAGAAAATGATAATGTCTGAATTGCATCTTGCATATTAACTTGTGGATTCGTCCCTGTCATTCTATCAAGCTGTCTATGGGGTTCTAACCACTGGAAGTGTCCACCCTCATAGTCGTCTTGGTCTGATAATTGAACTGTCATACTTAATTTTCTATGTAAACCATTTCCGTAGTAAATTGGCCCTGCATCAGTATGCCATGTATAAAAATCTCCCTGTCTATCAGGTTGTTCAGTATAAACAGTATATTGAGGATTCTCCATATACTCCCATGTATGATTCCAATTACATTGTTTATTTGCCATGTCGATTGCATCTGCAAGTTTATCTTCAAGATTTTTAGGCATCTGACCATTATTCATTTCAAACCATTTTACTGTAGAAGAACGAATCGACCAATCTTCCGTACCCTCATCTGTAGGATTAGGACGGTCTGCATCTTGATTATTGGGAGCTCCAATCTGCCCAGGCATTTCTTGAATCTTATCAGCTGCAGTATGCAGTTGTCTTATTTCTTCTCGTGTAAAAAATTCAGGTGCTTGCCATACATAGTTTTCTAATATCATATTAATTACCTGCCATGAACTTTCTCCAATCGATTGTGTTTCTAATCGTTTGGTGTCTCCATGTAATATTTTGCATACATTCCTTTAGGAAGTCTACAGTAACTTTGAGGTACTCAATCTTTGCATTGAGGTCTTGTAAATCTTTATCTGCATTGAAGAATATTTGCATGTCATTCTTCATTATCTTAAGACCATTAAATGGGTCGGGTTCCCAACCTTTCTCTCTAACAGTCTCTTCATCCATTTTACCATTATACCACAACCACTTATCTTTAAGTAGTTCATTGTATTTGTTTTGGTATTGTTTTAGTACAAGTATCTTACTGGTTAGTAAGTCTTGGTATTTTGCATGTAGTTTAGGAACTTCAAGTGATGCATTATCTAATTCGATATCATCTATTTGACAATCTTCCGTCCACTGTTTCTTTAATTCATCTAACGTCATAATATATACCATTATACCACATATATGGGTATTTAGTAAGGGAATTTAGGAAGTACTTTCTATCTCGTAATAACTAAATCTAAAGTCAACTGTAGTAGTTACTGGTTCTGCTTCTGCACCACTCTCTAACTGTAATCCACTCAATCCTATTGGGAAACAGTCATGAAACCTAAAGTATCTATTAGGTAAGTTTTTGTTTGTATTTGTTACTAGTGTAATATCAGATGTTTGACTTGTA